TTGCCTTTGCGATCACCGAAGAAGCAATGGAAGACAACCTGTATGATACTTTTGCTAAGTTACGTGCCAAAGGTCTGGCCCGTGCAATGGCAAATACCAAGCAGGTTAAAGCTGCAAATATTTTCAACAATGGTTTCTCTGATACTATTGGTGATAGTGCTGCTTTCTTCTCAGCTTCTCATCCCACAATTTCTGATGGAAGTCAGTCGAATTTATTGACGGCTGCTGATCTTTCAGAATCAACCCTAGAAACTGCCCTGACAACTGTTCAGAAAATCAAGGATGACCGAGGTATTCTGATTGGTGCCAGTGCAGTATGTTTGCATATTCCTGTAGACTCTTGGGCCATTGCTGATAAAATTCTCAGCAGTCCCGGTAATACAGGAGCCAGTGCAGCCCAAGCCAATCCCAACACGAATGCTATCAATGCTATTCGTCATATGGGTATGGTGCCAGATGGCTACTACATCAATCGTCGGTTTACCGATACTGATGCTTGGTTTGTCAAGACGGATGTACCGAATGGAACCAAAATGTTCATTCGTTCACCTCTTCAGACTAAGATGGAGCCAGACTTCGATACTGGTAATCTTCGATTTAAAGCACGAGAACGATATAGTTTTGGTGTCTCTGATTGGAGAGGTTTCTTCGGGAATGCTGGTAACTAAGTGTAAATGGGAAGGGGGTAGTGTTATGCTACCCTCTTCTAACTAAAAGGAGAGAACATGGCAGCAAATATTAAAACTGCAATAGCAGTAGGAGATGCTGTTCTTACATATGTAGAGAGTGGTACAACTGTGGGTAGTAATGGAACAGGCTCTTCTCCTGTACCTACTACAACCCGTATTATTTCTTTACATGCTGTGGCAACGACAGGGGGTTCTTATTCAATTAAGGGTCAACGACAGATTACGGATAAAACAGCAGAAGGAACAGCAATTAAATTTCAGGTAGTGGCAAGTGAAGCATCAGATATTTATATGGGTGACATGGGAGTTGCTGTATATGGTGTTGTTTCTGTTTCTGGTCCTACTGATGGGTGTGTCTTAACTGCATTTGTAGGCTGATATGGGTACATATTCAGACCTGAAGACAGCTATTATTAATACAACTGAGAATGATGGAACTGAGTTTTCCAGTGTAATTCCTGATTTTATCAGCAGGACAGAGTTACGTCTGACAAAAGATATTGATGATTGTGGTCTTGATTTATATACAACTATTACATTGGCAGCAAGCAATCCAGTTGTCAGTCTGAATGATCGTGTTCGTATTATACGTAATGTAAATTATACTACCAGTGCATCTAGTAAAAAAACAAGTTTGCTGCAAAGGACATATGAATATGCTATTGATTACTGGCCGTATGTTAGTGCTTCTACTGGTACACCACGTTACTATGCTAGAAAAAATAACACTTCTATTTATATTGTTCCTACTCCTGCTTCTACACTAACAGGAGAAATACAAACAGTTTCACAACCTTTACCATTAGCTTCTGCAACAGGTACAAGTGTAACAACAACAAACTACTTTAGTGAGTATTGTTATGATGCTCTGTTCTATGGTTGTATGATGGAAGCTACAATGTATATGAAAGATTGGAATACTTTACAAGCATGGCAACAGCAATATGAATCAGCAATTATAACACTCAGGAATCAGGCTAGACGAACAAGACAGGATGATATGGCAGTTGCTGCTTCTCCTGCTGGTGCTCCTGATCCTATACAAGAAGGGGCAAGATAATGGGAGTACTTAGAGGAATTTTTGGTTTAAGCACAGCTATGAAAGCAGATATAGCTTCAAAAGTAGCTAAACAATTAAGTCCAAAAGAGAAAAATTTAAAGACGGCACAAAAACTATTAAAAGAACTACGAACAAAATTTAGAGATGCACCTAAAGGTTCAGCAGAACGAGCTAAAATATTTGAAGAATCACAAAAAATTAAAAAACAATATAAAATGAAAACAAATAAAACACCTGAAGATCTTAAACCAAAACCAAAAACTACAAAACCAAAAACTACAACAGAAACTAAAATAGATGATATAGGGGAAGATTGGAATTTTCCTACTCATGAAGATTGGGATACAGAAATTGCAGATTACTATAAAAACCTAAAAAAACCTAAACCTACTACGAAGTTTAAAACAACTACAATTCGTCATAAATCTCCTTGGAAGAAAAAAACTGGAGGACGGGTATATAAAAAAGGGGGTAAATCAATAAAGGCTGGATTAGATATTCTTCAGGCAGCTCATACAAAAAGAGAACCTAAAGTTGAAAAGAAAAGAAAAGAATCAAAAGATGCCTATGAAATGGCTCTTTTAGTTGGTGGTTCAGTACCTTTAGTTGGACCTCTAACAAAAGTACCTAAAATAGTTGCTAAAGGTCTTAAAGCAGCAAAGAAATCCAAAAAGGGAATGCGACCTGCTTTAAAAGTTATTAATCCAACATCAGGACAATTAAAACCTCGTCCTACGGGACAACTACGAAAAAGATATAAGGGTGGTTCAATAAAGAAAAAAAGTGGTGGTAAAGTTCAGTATCGTAGTATAGGTGGTAAAGTTAGTGGTAACGATATTATAAAGATGATATATGACTGATGGTTAGCAGAGCAAGCATAAGGCAACAGGTTATGAAAGCACCAAATAAGAAAAACTGGATTAAAGGAGCTATTAAACGACCCGGAGCTTTAAGAAAAAAACTTAATGTAAAGGCTGGAAAGAAAATAACAACTGCTCAATTAAATAAAGCCTTAAAAAGTAAAAATTCCAGAACACGTAGGCAAGCTAATTTAGCTAAGACACTTAAAAAAATAAGGAGAAGTTAAATGAAAAAAGAAGTAATTGTTAAAGATGGTGGTCAGATGAAACAAAACATTACCACAGTTGTAGAACAACCTTCCAGTGTCGAAATCGGACCTATCAAGGTACAGGATTCAAACATAGGTATAGCCGTTATTGTAGCAATTATTATTGCAGCAGGTGCTTATATCGTTTGGAGAAAAGTTAAGAAGGGGAAGTAAGATGTGGCTAAGAAAACTCTTAAAGATAGGCCAAGAAATCAGTGAAGTATTTAAATGGGTTGATCCAAAAGGAAATGTTAAAAAGCTACTAAAACAAAATGAAGTTTCTAGAGCTAATCTTCGTGAGCAAAGAAAATTAGAGAGAATATATGAAAAGGGTACTCGTCCAAAAAGGAAATGGGTTAATCTGGATAAAAAACCTGAAGTTTCTCCTCACGTAGAAAGAGTCCGGCATTCCAAAAGAGCTTCTGATCCTACTGAACCAGCAGCAGGAGGTTCTTTTTACGGTACAGCTAGACATAAACCCGGATATGAATCTTCTGGTAAATTATCAACAAGAGTTCCTGCTTCTAAAAAAGGTGCAAAAATTGGACAAGATCAATCTCAAGGATTAAAAAATAATATAACGAGATTAAATAGATATAAAATTAAAATTGCTGATATAAAACGTAAAGATGGTGTAGAAAACTCTGAAGCTTATGCTAGAAGTGTAGCACTACAAATGAAACAATTAAAAAGAGCTATAGCTGATGCTAGAAAAAGAGGTGTTAAACCAGCAGCTACAGCTACTCTTAAAACACAAAAAAAAGTTAGTCAGAAAGCAAAGAAAATTAAAAAAGAAACACCTTCTTATGCTAAACAAGAAAAACGATTTGCTACAGAAGGAGCACAAGATCCAGCAAGAAGACGTACAACTAAAAAGGGAACAATAAAAAAGGGATTTAAACAATCAAAGATTAGTAAAATAAAATCAAAGATTAAAAAAGTAAAGTCAAAGGTTCCTACTAAAAAAGAATTAATTCAACAAGCAACAAAACATCATGATGAGATTGCTATAATTACAGGAACTGGTATTGGTATTGCTGCTATTGAATCAGAAAAAAGAAGAAGCAAAAAAATAAAAGCTAAAAAAACTGGTAAGAAACCATCTCATGATGGTAATAAGTTTGTATCAGATCTTTATAAATAAAGGAGAATAAAATGCCGGGACCACATACACTTTTACAATATCCACCTAAACTAAATGAGATTGTAGGTAAGCCTACAGGACAAGGCTATGGTGCAGCCAGAAAGGGTCCAGATGTAAAAGGACCACCTCAAGATGTTGTCGTAGATGAAGACTATAAAGAAGGCAAAGCCTTTAAAATAGAGGATTAAGATTATGGTTGCTTCAGTTATTGGTAAAAAAATACTTAAGGCTATTGTTAAAACTGTTACTGGTAGAGTTGTTAAAGTAAGTCAACCAGCAGCAAAGGCTTTACAAACAAGAAAGATAGCCTCACCTCTTACTACATCTGAAACTAAAAAGGCTGCAAAAGCAGCAGGAATGAGTAAGAAAAAAGTTGGAGAAGCCAGTACTGTACAACTTAATACTTTTCTGATTAATAGTCCAAGAGTTCCAGAAGTATCAACACCTACAGTTAAAAAGTTTATACAAACTCAAGAGAAAAAAGGTAAAAAAGGTGTTAAGGTACTTAAAGAAGAAAAACCTAAGAAACCAAGACAAACGGATATTGTTATAGAAGAAACTGAATATACTAAAAAAGGACCACCAGCTACGGGTTTTAAAGAGGGCGAAGTATATATTGGTACTGAACAAAAAGTTAAAGGCCCAGTTATTGAACAAGGCCGAAGAGCAGAAAAAGTTGGAGAACCGGGGGCAACTGGTAGACCAAGACAAGTAAAAAAAAGAGGAGAAAGAGCACCTAAAGGGGGTCGTCAGTCCGAATCTGGTGTAGAAATAACAAGACAAAGGAGATCACCAGAAGAAAAACCTTTTGGACTAACTAAAAGTGGAAAACCTATACGTAAAAGAACAACATATACACCTACAAAACACACACAACGATCAAGTGTAGCTCTTGAATCTATTGAACCATTAGCTAGGGGTAAAAAAGGTAGAGAATTACTTGGTTTAGCATCTCTTAGTAAAAAGAAACAAAGAGAACAACTTAAAAAACTAATAGCTAAATACACAGAACAAGGTGGAAAAATTACTCAACTTCGACCCGGATCTGCTAGAGCCGTAACACCGCAAAAAAAATTAAATAAATGGGAAAAAGAATTAGTAAAACTGGATAAAGAAGGTGGTATTCCTGAGTCTTGGAATGTAGATATAAAAGGAAAAGGGGCTTTAGAGAAAATTGAAAAAGCTTTGGAGACTCAGCTTTTTACAATTGGAAAGGGTATAGGCAAAGTTGGTCAAGGAAAGGGTAAAATATTTCCCGGTGGTAAAGCAATAGGAAGAGTTGGAAGTAATGTATCGGACGTAAATATAAATGCAGCACAAATTAAAAAATTACATAGAGAAGGTTATACTTTAGAACAAGTTGAATCTGCTATAAATAAAGTTAGCAAAGGTTTAGTTGGTATTGAAGCAAGAATAAGATTTAAAAAACAACCAATGAGAAAACTTTTAAGAACATTAAGAGATGCCCATCCAAATATTAAAAAAGCACTACTAGGTAAAAAGAAAAAACCAAAAAAACAAACTAAAGCATTATGGAAAGCTCCAAAAAAGACTAGACAGGCGATTAAACGTCAGGCAGGTGGTCCTGTACATAGAGGAACAGGTGTAGCTTTAAGAGGCTTTGGAAATGCTAAATATTCTAATAGGTTATATTAATGTCTTGGCCTGAAGAATCAAAGATTAAGCATCATCTAGTTCGTCCTAAAGCAAAAGACTATGAAAATCAAAGTGATTACTTTCAGGCTGTTTGTAAACATATAGAATTGAAATTTGAAGATACATATAAGAGTGAAAAATAATGGCAGTATCAGGATCC